TGATATACTAACTTAGCGCAATCCATACAAGGTGCATGAGTAACGAACATAGTAGCACCGTCTCCAGACTCTGTAGACTTAGCCAACTTTGCAATAGCATTGGTTTCAGCATGAAGTACCTCTCTTTTAGATTTTAAAGTTACATTCGGAATTCGATCAGAATAATTATCAACAACTTCTTCTTCACAGTTGTTATCCCAACCAGATGGCATTCCATTATATCCGATTGAAATAATACGATCATCTTTTACAACAATCGCACCAACATGAAGTCGCCTAGCAGATGATAGTTCTGCAAAGACTTCTGCCGTCTTCATGTATGCATCGATAAACTTTTGTTTCATTCAGTTTCCAAAGGGACAAATTCATCTTTGTGACAACCACAACTTGGACAAAGATAGAACATTGGCAAGTCTTCAAACTTACCATCAACTTCTTCATCATGGATATGATTGCACACTTGACATTCGTATTTCATATAAACTCCTATTTTAATTTGGCCCGCCTGGCAGGGATCGAACCTGCGACCCACAGCTTAGAAGGCTGTTGCTCTATCCACTGAGCTACAGACGGTTATTTTGTTTTTACTAATGAATCTTCACGCATCCAATGTTTCTGCACTGGAACTTTATTTATCAGATTATCAGGCACAACAGAAACAAAACTGATACCATCAATTTCTTTAGATGGCCAATCGTGAAACGTAAAGTAGATATCCTGCGTCACTTTGTTCCGCAGTTTGATCGGTTTGTTTAGATGATTCTTTTTCATAATTTAGATTCCAAGTAAGTTTTTACGCTTACTTGGAATTATACATCACATTAGACTAGTTGTCAAGTCTTACCTTTCAACTGTTGTTTTGGTGCAACAGATTGTCCAATAGGAATCTTGCGTGGCTTCTTCTCATCTGGAATAACATTCTCCAGTTTAATAACAAGAAGTCCATCAACCAGATCAGCATCTTTCACGATGATAGTTTCAGCAAGAACAAATTTATGGAAGAAGTCACGAGTACCGATTCCACGATGTAAGAAGTTCTCAGTTGATCTTACAGTTTTAATTGCACCATTTACTGTCAGCTTTCCACCTTCAGATGTGATTTCAATTTCATCACGTTTAAAGCCAGAGACTGCAATTTCAATAATATAATTGAATTCATCTTCTTTGATGATATTATATGGTGGATAAGTTTGCGTCTTAGTTGTTAGCAGCGTATCGAATTCTTCGAAAGTGCTAAGTAGACGATCAAAGCCAACGGTGGCTGGAAGCAAAGATTTGCCATACGGCAACGAGATGTGAGTCATAGTTTTCTCCTAATTAAAGCGAGTTGATAATAGTGTGAACCCTTACGGCATTCACAATATTATTTATACAAAATTACTCTTTATTCAGTACTTTTTTCGAACCAATATTATATTTGGGAATCAATTGCCACTCACTTTTTTCTTTATGTGAAAGAATTTTGATCTGTGATAACGAGACTGTTGGTTCATCAGTCTTGTATTCATCTACGATTCTTAGGAGTTCCCAGTCTTCTAGAAGATTCGCAATAGTGTTCCTACGAGCGATGTCGTTTTCAGAGAAGTCAGTTTCTTTGCCATCTAAAGCAAAGAGTTCTTTGAAATGTACGATATAGTATTTGCCTTGTTTGTGTAGAATGTGACACGATTGAAAAAGAGTTTTATCTTTCTTAGAAGCAACACCAATACGTGTCAAAGTTTCACGGACTTTAAGAAAGTCGTCTTTTTGATCGAGTGTTACTTCAACCAGATCTTCGATTCTTATCATTATTCTTCACTCCACCTTTGTCTAGTTTTTCTTTTATCAAAGATATCTGGTCTTTATTTAAGATACGCAGTGCTTCTTTTGCTTTCGCATTAGAATAACCATAGTATTCTTTAACACAATCCAAATCTTCAATACTTTGTGCTTTTTGCCATGGTTGAAACTTACGCTTCATTGCACGAATAGTATTTAGAAGATACTGATATTGCAGTTCAGAATCAACAGACGAACACATATTCATCTGATTTGCATACATAACACAATCCATATGATATGAGAGTGCCTTGTTAACTACAAAAGGTTTATAACTTTCCTGTGAAAAAGAATACTTCTTGGTTTGAAGTATTGATGGAACAATCTCTTTAAATAGATCACTCATAGAAGATCCACTGAGAATTTTTGAATATGAAGAGTTTTGCGGATCTCATTATTCAAAACTGGTTTCAATTTACGAATAAGATCAAGTTCAATTTCTTCCATAGAAATATAATCTGGAAGATCTATTTTGCTCATATCAAAATATTTAACAGACAGTCCTCGAATATCTTCACCATATTCTTTATAATATCGTCTACCACCAGGATGTTTAGTTGTCTTGGTTTCTCTGTTTAAAGCGCCTTGAACAAATCTACCGATTCTATTGTGTGTTGAATGTCTACTTAAACCAACATAAACAGGAATAAGATTTTTATAAATGCAATAGATTGCAATCTTAGGAAAGATCACATTACAATCATTTTCATGACCACTTTTTGTTCCAAAACTGTGATATATTGAAACTCCATCTTGTTTATTAAATGACTTAACAATCTTCTTAGTAAAATCAGAAGCGTCTAAAATCTTATTACCATATAGATCTGTTTTCATTTGAATTCACATTCCATCATAAATTCAATTAGACATGCAACTAAGTTAATCTCTTGATCTGCAACGAATGCTGCCTGATATTGATACTTAGAAAGAATCAATACTGATTGTGGAATACAATCTGGTTTCAAAAACTCATACAACGAATCATAGATCTTACGCAGAATCGTTTTAGGATCATTGTCAAGATTATTGGTTACCCACTTACGTGCAGATGCGAAGTCTTTTTCTTTGAGCGCTTTAGTTAATGCACCAAGTTGAACATCTGCAACTGATGCAAGAATACCTTTATCGATAGAACCAGAAACAGAGTATCGTTGCAATTCGTTTAGAATGCGTCGATTGTCTGGAAAGTGTTTAGTGATAACGGCAGCAACAACTTCTTTATCAAATTCAACGTTTTCATTACGAAGAATGTTCTCAACACGTTTGAAGAATTGAGTTGCCATCTTTGCTTTCTGTCCATTCTGAATCTTAAATTCAACAACAGAACATCGAGAATGAAGTGGTTCAATGATGCGATTCTTGTAATTACAAGTAAAGATGAATGAGCAGTTAACTGCAAACTCTTCAATCGCACCACGAAGTGCAGGTTGAGTAGAGTTAGGATTTAGATAATCTGCCTCGTCAATGATGATGACCTTTCGGCCACCAGAAAGACTCATTGAAGATGCATAGTTTTTAATCTTGTTGCGGAATGTGTCAATACCGCTTTCGTCCGAACCGTTGATGACAATATAGTCGCATCCAACTTCTTCACAGAGGGCTTTTGCGATTGTTGTTTTGCCAACGCCTGCGGATCCAGCAAGAAGCAGATTTGGGATTTCTTTTCGATTAACATATTCCTGGAAGGTAGTTTTAAGAGTTTCTGGGAGAATACAATCAGCGACTTTGCGAGGTCGATACTTCTCGACCCACAACATTTGACTTTCCATTCACAATCTCCATAATATAAAAAATAATCAAGCGCCGTAACTAGAACCAGATTCAGTAGTGATCCAATATTCAATTGGAGCATTCTTGTTTTTAAAGTGTGCAATACCTTTTGCAGAGATAACAACATCATAAGAACCAGCAATCAATTTCAGATTCTCAGCAGCAAAGATCATTTTAAATCCACTTGCACTTGGAAACTCACCAATCTCAGTCGCATTCACATGAGCAGCATCATCCATCTTATCAAATGTTTCAACAGAAACTTTAGTGCCATCAGAAATGAATGCAACGTGAGGTGAACTCAATACACTTGCAATTTTAGTGATCCATTCAAAATCAACAGCAGCAAGAGTAAACTTGATTTCGGCAGAGTCCATATTGATTTTCTTCTCTGGCGGTACAAGAATAGTTTCTTTATTCGCTTTACGATACCGAATCTTACTTCGACCTGCAAGCATATTGATAATGATTTCTTTATCATTAAACTCAAGTTCTGGAATACCAGTTTTATCAAGTGTAAT